CATTACTCCCTCTGATGGTGCGCTGCTTGAATTCTTTATAACAGGGACAAGCACACCAAAAGACACTTTTACTACTGAGGCATTAACTGTTGCTAACGCAAACCCAGTGGTAGCAGATGCCAATGGTGTATTTCCAGACATATGGCTCCCCGATGGTGCGCGTTATAAGGTAACGCTTGATGATAAAAATATAATCCAAAAATTTGAAGCTGACCCGGTGGTTGCTGCGGTGTCAGCAAGTTTATCCACAAAGACGTTTGATAATGTTGCCGCAATGGTCGCCAGTAAAGATTTGAATATTGGAGACATCGTTGATACGGCTGGCTATACCACAAAAGGCGACGGTGGACAGAATCAATATGAAATTGTAGCAGCAGCTACGGGAACAGATGATGGCGGCTCATTTATTGATCTTACTGGCATTACTGGACAAGCAAAAGGACTGTTTCCAGGCGGAGTAATCCATGCGTCTCAATTCGATGCTGTTCCTGATGGTTCAGATCAGTCTTCAAAGATAATTACAGCTTCAAAAGTTGTTACTGGCACAAGCGGTAGGCAGATAGTTTACATCGGTCCGAATATTAAATTCTCGCAGTCAACTGTGGTCAATGATGCTGGTGTTCCTGTTGGTACGGTTTTTATTGATGATTCAATAGTTAATGGTTTCGATTCTGCCGGACAACGCGATGGACTAGCAGGGCGTTTTGAGAAGGGTGATCCGACTAGTGTAACGGATTTTACTCAATACTTAAGTTCTGGACATAACGTCGGACTAACTTTAGACAATACAGGTAAGTCTGGTAGTGGGTCAGGCGATGGCCGGATAGCAAATTTAATTTGGGGAACTGGTCGTTATGAGAGGGGTGGGCTGCTTAAGGCTCAGCGCGTAGCGTCGAAGTTTGCATGGTCAGAAAGCCAGTCCAACCCTGGCAATAATTGGCAACTAGGAATGAGGACTCTTGCGCCTTGGAAAGCTATTGATACAGATTTCTTCAGATGGATAACCGGTGTTACATCTGTTTCTATAGGTGATTATTGCTTTAATCCTTCCATTTCCCGTTACTACGAAGCCACTACAGCAGGAACTACCGGGGCAACTATTCCATCTCATACTTCCGGCACGGTATCAGATGGCGGCGTGTCCTGGCTTGCTGTGGACTACTCAGTAGACAGTCTTGTATTTGCTGTAGATGACTTTGGCCGGATTAGTACTAACTCTGCAAATCAGAATTTAAGCCTTCGCTTAAAACAATCTGCTGTAGATCCTGCCGCTACAGCTATTTATGTCCTTGAGGCTACGGGCACATCAAGAAATGTATCTCTTAGGATGAAGCCGACTGATTCGGGTGATGTGGTTGTTTCTGCTACGCCATTCTTTACCGCTACTGATGGTGGTCGGTTACTATTCGTTGGTGCAGATCTATCAACCACAGTTGCACAAGTTATTGGTGAACGTTTCGAACTAGTGTCCTCAGTAATAAAAGCATCAAAAACATCTGCTGATCTGGACGCGACACCAACCGTACTTGAAACAAATACTCTAATTGTTGCTAATACTGGCGCAACCTCAATAACTGATCTAGATGATGGAGTAACAAATCAAGAGGTTACTATTATTGCCTCAACAGCCAATACAACGATTGTTCACGGCTCACCAATCAAGTTAAACGGTAGCGTAAATGCTGTATTGTCAACATTTAGCACAATCACTTTAAGAAAAGCGGCTTTCACATCTGCGTGGATGGAAGTTTCGAGAAGCATTGTATAAATAGGGGTTATAATTATGGCAGGTAAGAAAGTGGCTAACGGCGCAACACCGAATCCGCCTAAGAAGCGGAAAAAGAAAGTAGTTCCGAAGCCGAAGCCGAAAACGGTCAAGAAGCAAGAGACTCAGGTTGCTTCAGGTGCTACACCTAAACCACCGAAGAAACGAACCAGGCGCGGATAATGATATTTGAATATGCTTTGCCAATTATGCTCTTTCTCCTGCTGATCAATTGGCGGGGTGATGGGCGTAATGTGGCATTCATATTCTTGTTAACGTCCGTCGTATTTAACTGGATCATATCGACTTCAGAAGGTGAAGAGGCTTTCGTTTTATATGCTGTTAACGAACTTGTAATGCTTCTTCTTATTAGATTCTCTGACGGGCCAGATAGGCTTGTCAGGGATATGATATTAATTTCTATCTTCTCTATTGTTGTACAGCTTCAAGGGCTGATTATGTGGGCAGATTACTATAGCTCATCTGTCTATATGCTGTTGTGTCAGGTGGTTTTTTCTCTCCAGATTATAAGGCTACTTGCTCATGGATTGGCTACTAGAGAGATTGCAGATACTAGGCGCGGCTCTATGGATTCTATATATACTGATAATCGCGGTAAGAAATTATGAGCAACCACGTTGTCACTCAGATCACACCAGGAATTGCGACTGCGGGCACTGGTTTAGCAACTTATTTAGATCTTCTAGAGCAAGGTCTGGCCATTGTGGCATCAACTCTAGGGATAATCTGGACGAGCATAGTGATGTACAACTACTTGAAAGAGTGGTGGAAAGAGAGAAAAGCCAAGAAAGGTGATAAAGATGCAGTGGATTAGAGGCACGGACAAACAAGGATCTGGATATTTCGGAGCGCCCCGGGGTAAGCGTACTCATAAAGGCATAGATATAATCACAGAGAAAGATATGCCGGTGTATGCCGTGGAGTCTGGAGTAGTTACCAAGATAGGATATCCGTACAATCCAGACGATAAAAAGAAAGGCCATCTTCGCTATGTCCAGGTATCCACCAGGGACGCATACAAGACACGTTACTTCTATGTTACCCCTTGGGTAAGGGTGGGCGATGAAATAACCGCTGGTGATGTTATAGGGGAGTCTCAAGGGCTTTGTGATATCTACCCGGGCATTACTGATCACATTCACTTCGAAGTTAAGAAAGATGGCGAGTACATCAACCCTAATGAGTTTCTAGCATCCATATTGGTGAGATCATGAAAACTTCGGCGCAGTATCTACTAATTGGCCTAATGTTCGGCTTCGGGTTTAATGTGGCCAACCTATTATTTGGTCTTGGCATGAGTCTACTAAAGGTCGCAGGATAATGGGAATCCTGAGCACAATATTCGGCGGCGGTGATATCATCAAGGCAGGATTCGACCTGATAGACAATATGCACACGTCTGACGTTGAATCTATCGAAGCCAATACCAAAGCTAAGGTTGATCTTATGACGGCTTACGCGCCGTTTAAGGTGGCTCAGAGATACCTTGCTGTAATGTTCGCAATAACGTTTATATCATCGTTTTTGCTGGTGCTAGGACTAACGCTTGCCGGTATAGGTGATATCGACGCGGTTAAGAAGGTACTGTCTGAGTTTTACATAGGTGAGATCATGTTCACGATTGTTGCGTTCTACTTTGGCGGCGGAATGGCAGAAGGGTTTTTGAATGCTAAGAAGAAGTAGCGCCCACATTGCAGGCGCTTTGAAGAAGTAGCTATCCTTTAACGTTTATTACTTGCCTAAGCCTATGAACTATCTCGACAAGATCACTTTGAGCATCCATTACCGCGCCGATATCCTTATACGCTGCCGGACTCTCATCAATAACATCCTTATCTAATCTAGCCTCAATTCCTTCCATTGCTTTTGCGTGATCTTCAAGGCTTATTTTCTTCTTGGCCTCATTTCTAGACATGACTCTACCAGCACCATGCGAACAGCTACAGAACGATTCAGCATTGCCTAGTCCTCTAACAATGAATGATCCAGTACCCATTGATCCTGGGATAATTCCAAGATCTCCAGTTCTTGCCCTAACAGCTCCTTTACGAGTAACCCATACATTAGATTTAAAATGATTCTCTCTATCAATGTAGTTGTGGTGACAGTTAACAGCCATATCATCAAGACCGAAAGAGGGCAGATGGTTTCGCATGACTTTTAGCACTATTTCCATCATTGCCTTTCTATTCTCTAAAGCGTAGTCCTGAGCCCATCCTACGGCGTTGACGTAATCATCAAAGATCTCTGTATTTTCTACCAAATAAGACAGATCTGAATCAGGAAGATACTCATTTATATGGTATCTCTCCATTTCCTTTTTTGCCTTCTCGATGAAATACATGCCGATTCTATTGCCTGCGCCCCTAGACCCAGAGTGGAGCATTACCCATACGCTGTCATCTTCATCTAAACAAACTTCAATAAAATGGTTACCAGTACCAAGCGTCCCTAAGTGAAGCTCATTGTTAAATGATTTGGCTTTCGGGTGCTTTTCGATAATCTCATTATAACCAGGGACTAGCCTAGACCATCGCTCTGAAATAGATCCTGAAAGCTGATTCCATGATCCGACGTCATTCCTGCCACCATTATCTGTTCTGCCGTGAGGTATAGCTGCTTCAATATCAGACCGTATAGCGTGCAGATTATCTGGCAGGTCACTAGCGGTAAGTGATAGTTTCACAGCCATCATTCCACAACCAATATCAACACCGACCGCAGCCGGGACAATAGCGCCTTTTGTTGCTATTACAGACCCTATAGTAGCACCCATCCCCCAATGAACATCTGGCATGGCAGCAACATGCTTATGGATAAAAGGCAGTGATGCTATGTTGTGGAGCTGCTGACGGGCTTTATCATCAAGCAAAACTCCTTTAGTCCAGTGTTTTACAGGATTCCTACCAATTTTCTCATATACAAAATTAACCATATTTCTCTCCATTCGATCTAGTGCTAATAAGGATTTAAGGGGATAGGACTAAGCATTTAGTGTCGCTATTTTTGATCCTTTCCCAAAGCTCCTCATCAAGACAGCAGTCTTCAGCGCTCCATTCTGCATCCATTACTTCGCCATCAACCAGGAAGGCGTTTCCATCTACAATCCTCAAATCGTCATATGAATTACCTTCAGCATCTGCCTGTAAGATAACTTCGCTCTCAGGGTTCATGCCTGATAATTGGGCTAATAGTTCTCTGACTTTCATAACTCTCTCCCGTTAGTTGAATGTACAGTTATCTATACGACAACCTGAAATCATCAGAAGGAACCCATCCTTTCCACCAGGGCATAAGATATTAACGTCGAAGAAATCACACCCAACAAAATACAACCCATGGGGATCAGTAATCTGTAACTGACCACCTGTTACAATAAAATTAGTTACTACTAAGCCATCATCTGATTCAATTTCCATAACTCTCTCCTATACAGGGATTACTTGGTTAATTAATTTGATCCGTCTAATCGCAACGTCCATCAACTGACAAATCATAGTAGCCCTAAGCATGGACTTGGTATGATCACCACCCGGTAGTGCGTAACGCTCATTCATAGAGTCCCAAACCACTGTAGCTAGGCCGTGATGGACATTCTTGTGAGCTTCTATATGTTTACCAATCATCTTATTTCACTCCTGTGGCGTCATGCGCCGGGGTGGTTAGTCTTTATATTTTCACAAAATTTGAGCCATCCCTGTTTGTCTCCAGACTCAAGGAACGGCTTTGCCATCTGTATTGTTGCCATCGAGTTAGAGTAATAATTTATTCCTTCGCCGTTACTACCCCACAGATTAGTAAGACCGAAGCATTCCGCAAGCGCTGAAACTGTAGCTCCATGCGTCTTTTCTAAAGCTTCTTTTCCATTATTGAATATCCAGTCAAGATCTGATTTCATATCAGCTTCTTGATTTGCTTCTACCTCCCATGAATCAAGTAAGTCTAATCTGTCAGGCTGAATTATCTTCAACTGATGTTCTTCATACCAAGAAACCCGACCCGAACCCTTGATGTGTATGGTATATGAGTCTGTATTACTGCCGCCGTATTGGTCAGCATAAGAGTCAATTACTATCGCCTCGCAGTCGCTCTGAAAATGAGACATACACTGACCCAGGTCTTTAGCAACTTGGACATGATCTCCTTTTTTATATTTCTGCATCTTCATCTCTCCCGTAATTTATCTGCTTTGGCTGTGATGCTGATGACTTCAGCGGTCTGTTTAGGCTTTCTCGGTGCAGTCATCATTAGATTGAACATTGCTGACTGCCAGGCTAGGGCCATCAGGAACGGGTTAGCTGCTACTAGTGGATGGTTCCATTTCATCGTTAGATCCTCTTATTCAATTCAATCAGTGTTAGTTTCATGAACCCCTAATTCAAACAAGCAATCTCCATAATTATTTTCACTGTCACTTGTCCTCACTCGTATTTCAACATCTCCATTCACGAAGTCATGGACTACGCTCTCTACAGTCTCTGCACCAAACCCATTCCTTAACACAATATACCCTCCGACCGTTGGCGCTACTTGTACCTCGCCATCAAATATGCACTTAGGTTTGCCACCGCCATCTTTGTCCACACAAACATTCCATGAAGTCCAAACTCTTACTTTCATATCTAGATCCTTTTATTTCAAGTTATGCGGTATATGCGCCTTAACTGGTGCTATTGGGTAGCTTTTCGGACTCATTAATAAAAATGTCGTAACCGTCAGAGTAAGGCAATCCATCCCGCTCATCAGCTTTCTTGTTCACGTAAATAAAGTAAGGCGTATGCGGTGGCTTATACATGTCTCCAGCGGTGCTGATATCGTCCAGAAGTCCCCATAGTCGTTTAATTTCATCTTGAAGCACTACACTCCTGTCCTGCATAGCGTCTCGCTCAGAAACCAGGATACGTAAATCGCTTGGCACCATCTTATCCAAGCAGTCATCGCGTGTTGCAAACTCAAAAGTAATCTTATCCATCAATCACAATTCTCTATGT